ATTTTTGTCTTGAATGATGTAATTAACATAATTGGTTTGTTGCTCGGCAACAGGGATATCTTCCGGGCCATGCGGTACAAATTCAACAATCTTTTTAGTACCAAAAAATGTACGCATGATAGATGGCAACATAAAAAGTACAGTGTCTCTAACATCAGTTGAAACAAATTCAGACTGCATACTAGATTGTGCTTGTGGTTGTTCACCAAGATAATACTCAGTTGATTCTGCTCGTTCTGCACCGACTTGATGAATGAAATCTTTTGCATCATCCATTTCGGATTTGATAACACCAGCAAGGTGTTCCATATCAACTTCTTCATTAACTTCGACTTCTACTTCAGAAGATTCCATCTTTTCTTTCTCAAGCATATCTTCCATTTTGTCTTCGTAATCTTTTGCCATGTAAAACTATCCCACTCGTATGATTCGAGATTTTAAAGGTTTTTTGAAATTATAACCGAAATAACTCTCGCTTCCACTAAAACTTGCGGCAGAACTTGCCATGGTCAATGCAAGTGCATCTGCTTTGTCCGGAGATTTTATACCACGCTTTCGCATTTCATCTTTCGATTCTATTTTTACTTTTCCGCTAGAAGTATATTTGTATTGCGGTGATGCAAGTTCAGATGCTAATTCATCATCCTCTGGTAAACGACAATCTCTTTGGGCCAACCAGTCTTTAACTGCAAACCATAGTTCCGCACGAAGGTTCAAATAATTTTTTTTGGTACTCGGTGCTTCGGCAACATTTACGCCACGCACGGGAAGGTTTTGCTCACGCAAACGATCAACCACTCCGGATCCTAAACCAATGACATCGATTAATATTTCTTGCGGTTGCTCCATCACAGTAGCATCGTCAAATCTATTTTTTACCGCTCCGCACAATTGCATTAAATCCATAGACGGAAAAGTAATGATTTCAAAAACAGTATTTCCCTGGCGTACGCACAGAGCAGAATTATCACCACCAAACCTTGCAACATCTAATCCCCATAAAATAGGCTCAGATGCGGTGAGAGACACATCTCTGCCCATGGCTGTGCGGACAAGTTCCATAGGTATGACAGTATCATCGTCTGCGGACGGAAATTCGCCCATAACTTCGACCCTGGCAACAGTAGAATCTTCGCCATATTGTTCGATCATGCGTTGAAAGAGTTCTTTGTCCGTGCCCTCGACCGTGCGGGAGTCTATTTGTTCGGTTTTCCAGAACTTGCGTTTAGAGTGAAAAGAGTCGTAGAAAGGTCCTGAGTTCCTGCGTGGGTTAGAGAAGGTGAACCAAAAGCGATTTTTCGTGGGTTCGGAAAAGAATCCTTCGGATACGGAATATATGGGTGCTGGTATACCGGAAGCCTCGTCCATAATTAAACAAACTCCGTATGATGAGTGAATACCAGCGAACGCATCCGGGTTTTCTTCGCTCCATAGCTGTGCTTGTGCGTAATAGTAACCAGTATCGATCTTGAGATCGTCTACTAGAGCAGTTTCAAACCATTGTGCTGGTTTTATTGCGGTAGCAGTCTTGTTAAACCAATGAGAATTTATGGATAAAGTTAGCCATTTACCTAATTCCGCCCAGGTTCTAGTTCTAAGCTGTTGTTCTGTGTTAGCTGTAACAATAATGGTTGCTCCTAACCTGGTAGAAAGCATCCATAAAATAATCCAGGAGACTAATGCAGACTTTCCAATACCCCGGCCTGAACCAACTGCCAATCTAAACATCTCTGGTAAATCAATGGCTTCGTTTTTTCTAATATGGTTTCCAATATCTCGCAAAATTTTTTCCTGCCACTTTCTTGGACCAGTAAAATGTTCGAGGGGGGTATCCTTTTCACCCCAGGGGAAGACGAATTTAACAAAGTTTAATGGATCATCTTTGATGTTAAGTGACCAAACTGCGGTCATTAATTCTCTTTCTTGGTTAATTGGATATTTCATATTTCAAAAAAATTAAAAAATTTTAGTTCAACAGTTATACGTATATACGCCCCCGCCACGCACGAAAGGGGGGGGTCAAATCGTTAATCCTCTATTTATTACACAAACGCACACACGCACGAACGGACGGGGCCTATATTCTCTCGGCTTCATTGGGGAGAAAAGGGGATCCACTAAGAGGAAACCCCGTCCGATTGTTCGTTATGGTCGTCCTGGTCGCCCTGGGCGTTCGTGCGAACGCTCGTGCGTTCCCGTGCGTCCCGTAGGTTGAGTTGTTCCGTTGGTTCGTCCGGGCGTACATCCAGGATCCTGGAGTTAGCGTTGGATAAGATCCCGGCCAGGTCCAGGTTGTGGTTTACTTCTTGACGATCTGCCCATTGATCCGGGGCCCGGTTCTTTAAGTAGAATATTTGTGCTGTAACATTGCCATCCCGTGCGGAAGTCATTAGAGCATTAGAGATTTTTTCTACTCCTAATGCTTCTCCTTTTTTTATAGCTTCCTCAATATCCGCATTTTCTTTTCTGCGTCTGTCAATGGTTGACCAGGACACGCCCAGGCATCTAGCAATTTGGCCCGAGGTTAGGCCCTGGGATCCGAGAGCAATTATTTTGTTCAGAGTATCCGGATCATCAAGGGTGATTTTTTTTCTTCCTGGTTTTTTTGCCATGGTTTATTTTAATGCAGTATTGCGGAAGTTAATCATCTTTTTTATAAATAAGTTGACATTCTTATATCACCTATGAGAGAATCAAGAAACCTAGGGAATACCTGGGCATTTTTAGGAGATAGAAAGAATGATAAACGCAAACCAAGATCCAAAATGTGCTGACCTGGTGGAAAGCAAATACAACGAAACCGAGGCCGATTATAAAAGGGCCCGGAAATTCTTCGAGGAATACCAAGACGCAACCGAGGGCCAACGAATTGCCCTGGAAGTTTTAGACAAAAAGCGGGGCGACTATTTCCACGAGTACGAAGATCTATACGATTATGTAAACCAAACCGCCTTATCCTGGGATTATGTAGATAACGAGGGCAGAGAGGCCGGATATTATCGATTGCAGTTATCCTGGGGCGGACCATCTGACGAGTTCCGGGTTTATTTCGACCAGGACAAAGAAATAGACATAATCGAATATTGGTACATGGATTGGTTTGACGGGGCTTATGTCCTGGTTCCTAAAGACTCCGAGTCCTGGAACATATGCGATCAGTTCCTAGAATATGAGAGATGGTCTTGATGAAAATATTAATAGCTTGTGAAACTAGCGGAACAGTTAGAAATTCTTTCCTGGATCGTGGGCATGATGCCTGGTCTTGTGATGTCCTACCATCTGACGATTTAACCAACAGGCATATTCAAGATGATGTCCTGGAAGTTCTCAATATGGAGTCCTGGGATATGTTAATGGTGGCTCATCCGCCATGTACCAGGTTATGTAATAGCGGGGTCCGGTGGCTACACAAGGCCCCACCAGGCAAAACATTGGCCGAGATGTGGGAACAGTTAGACCAGGGGGCGGAGTTGTTTTCTAAACTTTGGAATTCTGATGTTCCCAGGGTGGCCATTGAAAACCCGGTAATGCACAAATACGCAAAGGCCAGGATTAAAAACTTTGAGCCATTCACCCAATCTATACAACCTTATGAATTTGCGGAGAGTATCGAGGCCGAGGACAACATAAGCAAAAGAACCTGTTTATGGTTGCGGAATTTACCGCCACTCATTAAAACCGGAACTCTAACCAGGGAAACCGCCAGGCATGACATTCATAATGCGTCACCTGGTAAGGATCGTTGGAAAGTTAGATCTAAATTTCATAAAGGCATTGCCGAGGCAATGGCCGACCAATGGGGGAAATAAAAATGTACGAAGTAATAATTGAATATGATAACCAGGGGCCGGTCGTTGTGATGCGGTCCGCTAACCTGGGTCAATGCCTGGACAAGCAAAAACGATTAATCCAAGACGGGCATTTAGATTGTTTTATAGCGAGGGTGAAGAAATGAATTTTGAACAAGCCAAATATAAATACAACTGTTATGCCCGGGATGTCCTGGGATTAGTTGGCGAGTTAGAACAACCGGATCCGGCAACCTCTACCAAAGAATTAGACAGTTCCGGGGATTGGTGGATTTTAAGATGCAATCAAGAGGGCGTTTTAGGATTTGTCACTAAAAAAGGGGTGTTGATATGTTGAACAGAAAAACAAAACCTATCGAGGAAACAACCCGGATTAATTACCGAGGCGTTGCGGTCGATCTAACTATTACCAGGAATTACTTTGAAGGCATAGACCATATCGAAGTTCAAACCCTGGACGATCACCCGATCCCATTAACTGAAACCGGGTACAGATCCCACTTTTGCCATATGTCCGGAACTTTTACTATGGACCAGGCCATTGAATGGTTTTACCAGGAGAACGGGAAAAAGGATTCCAACGGATTCCAGGACGACTTCTTTTCTAGCGTCTCACATGAGCCACACGCAACGCAAAGCATCAAACAGGATGAAACTATCAAGAATATAAAATCTTTTAACTCTGAGCCTCTGACGAAACCAGGGGCGAAGGCAAACCAACCATCATTATTTTAATAAGGAGATAAATATAATGAACGAAACATTAAACGAAATCATCCAGGACCTAGCCGACCTCGGTTATACCGCCCTGGATTTAAAGGAAGATATCACCAGGGGCGAAACTATCCAAACCGCCCTGGAGAAGATTAACAAGATTCACCAGGTATTAATATTTAACCAGGATAAATTAATTGAATTAACCAAGGGGGAAGAATGAATATTGAATATACAAAATTAGAAAGCCTACATTGTGCATTACAAGAATTGAAAAACAAATATTCGATTCCGGATGATGACTGCGATCTTGAAGATGCTTTTCAATTTACGGAAGATTTAAGAGAACCATATTTAAAAGAGGTGAAACTATGACTCAGTATAAAGAAATGATAGACCAGGCCCGGCAATTGCTGAGAACGGAACAAGAAAACATACCAAGCATGAGTAAAGACTTCAGCAAAGACTATTGGCTTTTAACTTATCCGTGCGGAAAGATTGTTAAAACTTACCAGGATAAACGCAAGAAAGATGTAGTTATCCAGGAATCATATAACGGGGGTAAATAAAATATGGATATTTTTAGAGCAACAAGAGAGGCGGAAAGAGATTGCGAAATAGCAGTTGATTTTTTGCAAGTTATTCAAAAAGGCGGACTTATGCCTAAATACAAAAAAAGGGATCAAGGTATTTTAGAAAATGTCATAAAAAGATTGACCATACAAAAAGAAACCTTGCATAGATTTAAGTATGCAGAGGAGAATTACGAAGATGATAGTTAATCTAATACAACGCATTAAAGAATTTATGGGTAAATGTCCAAACTGCAAAGGCTTTGGAACTTTACCAGACGGATCGACTTGTGGAGATTGTTGGGGATCCGGCAATGATTGAGATCCTTGGATATATTTTTGGTATTGGTTTTCTCATATGGCTTATCGCAGTTATCATTCTTTATGCGGTACTCAAGCA